ATCGCCCCCTGGTAGCCCTGTGGCAGCATCACGTTATCGTAGAGGCTGGCAAAGTTGTTTAGCACCGTGTCTGCAAATAGGTGCATCTCGCCCTGACCTGGATTTGGCCAGTAGTTCAAGACGCCTAGAGGCTCGGTAGGCTGGTAATAAACCGCTCTTGGCCACGGGCCGTTAAGAGCCTTTAGCCCCAATAGTTGGTATTTTTCGTACGCAAGGACTTCGCAGGGATAATCGAGCGTGCCAGTAATAGAATTAACAATCCGCACAAAAGCAGAGTTAATCCTGAGAGGCCGAGGAGCGTAACTAGTGAAAGCAGGAGTAATTGTGACACTTCCTGACCCAATCGTCGGAATCGTGTTAACAGACGTGAGGTTATATGTTCCCGTTCCACCAGTCCCGGTCCCTAGTGAGGTGATGTAGACAAGATTCGGCAGCGTTCCAGCACTGGAAAACGACACCACCGTACCCACCACGATGCTTCCCGAAGCAACAGCGCTTACCGTCAAGACGCCCGTATTTCCAGTGCCCGTGATAAACCCCGTAACGCTTGCCCCGAATATGTTGTTCGACAGGTTTACCTGATAGGTTCCCGTACCGTTAGGCGTCGTTCCTGCAAGACCTGATTGCAGGCTGGTAATCGCGGTTCCATTGATGACTCCTGAACCCTGGATGACTTGCCCTGCGGATATAGCCCCGGCAAGCATCTGCGATATGGTCAAGGTAGTGCCGTTGAGGGTCCCGTAGAACGTAGCGCCTACGGAGCCTCCAGGGCCTATCGTGTAGATATATTGGCCCCCGGTCAGGGTTTGGATGATTTCCTGCTGCGTGAAGATCATCAGATGGTCGTTTGACCATTGATCCAGCATCTCATTTAGGAGGTTGAAACAATCGGTAGCCGTTGGAGCATCCGGTTGTTCTCCAGACTCCAAAGCGCCTATAGACCGCAGGGCACTTGTAATCGAGTTGATTGGTTGATAGGCCATTACCAAGCCGGTATGTAACGAGTCGTGCCGTTATCGGAAATAGGAATCCATTTCGTCGGATTCCCGGCAGTAGGTCCGTTGGTCATGGTCGCCGTTTGTGCCGCAGCCCCATTAGTAAGCGCGATATTCGTAGCTAGCAGCGTGGCAGACCCGAAGGTTTGAAGCCCCGTAGTCAGATCAATCTGGTATACCTGAGTGAAAGTGCCTGGAACCGTACCCGCAGCCCCCGTAGCGCAGGAATACATACGCCAGATAGGAGCGTTAGTTCCTATCCCCTCAGTCAATACAATGATTGCACAAGGTCCAGCATCATCGCGTGGAAGGAAATTACCGTTGCCATCCAGGCCGACGTTATGGCTCCAGTACTTCATCACGATATCGCCTACCAGCGTGTATATCTGGCCTGACGTATAGAGCGACCAAGAACCCTCCCGAAGAGGTGAGCCGTCCTGGCTATCGATTACCTGATCGCCGTTAGGAAGCGGGGCAGACGTTGCCGTAAGTACCGAATTCGGCGTTATGGTACTTGCGGGCGCTGTCATTTGTTTCTATCCCGGCCTGGCGATTGATCTATTAGCGTCGTTTTCCCGTTTCCGGGAGCGTTTCCAAACTGCGCGGTATACAGATACGCTTGGTACTCGGCTGAATTTACGTCTCTAACAATCACCTTCCCATCACTCATCCTGTGAATGATGTTATTGCTATCGACGTAATACATCAGCTCTGCTCCACGTACCCCATGTAAACAACCGCAGGACCAGCACTAGCACCAATCATCGTTACCGACATGCCGCCAGAGGGAACCGCAACAACGATTCCAGCAGGCGCAGCAGGCAGGACGAATGTCGGTTGCGTTTGCGGAGCCGTAGGGGTTCCTGGCACCGGAAACGCAAGCGGGATCGTTACTGCCGTCTGGTTCGATGGCAGTTGGTTCACGGCAACGCAAACTGCGTTCGTCCCGGTGTTCTGGAATATCGCGTAGTTTGCGTTCGTGTTTTCGCTAGGTAGAACCGCGACCGAAGAAGCTGAAGCCGTTACCGAAAGCGCATAGGTCGGACCGGCAATCCGATATGCGTTCGAGGTCGCGGACATTTAGTTTGCATTCAACGGAAGGTTTCCGGGAGCTTCCGGGCGGGTGATATTCATCGACCACACACCAGTCGGGATGGTCAGCGAACCGCCAGTGGAATTTATCCACGTAACCGCCAAAGTGTTAAGAGCCGATACCCGAACGTTGGAGATTGTCAGTCCTGTGGTCATAGCGACATTCAGATACAGGTCACACAGATCACCAGGTACAAGTCCAGGAATAGTAGTAGTCAACTCGGAAGTGGTGGTAGCCCCAAGAGACGCAGTAGACCAAGTAAGCGTACCGGCAACCAATCCCAGCGTACTAGGCTGGATGATGAAATCATAAAGCTCATTACCGCGAGCAATTGTAGTTCCAGGCATATCTATCCCCTAAAAAGCGCCCTCCCCGGAGGGAGGGCTAACGGAGGTTTAAGTCAGGTCATAGCCCCAAACAAAAATGTCTACCGTCGCGGTGGCTAGAGCAGTGCCAACGTTGATGTAGATATTCTGGTTTGTGCCAAGCGTTACAGGGATAGCCGTGGTCAAAGTGGCTGCAACCACGGTAGATTTCAGGACAAAATACTGGCTGGTCAACGTCGTTAGCGCAGCGTTGGCAACCACGCTAACCCCCGTAACCGCAGGGCCAGTGTTGATCGACAAAGCCGCAGTTGCGACAGAACCACCGACGCCAGCAAGCTGAGCGTTAGTGATGATGACCGCAAACGGGTTGTAGAGCGAAGTGTTGATGACGGGAATTACCGCCGCATCGCCCAAAGCCGCCAAGGAGACACCGCGCGCCGCCGCAATCAGGCGAAGCGCGTTAGTCCCTTGTACGGGGCCTGCATTGGTATTGACCAGAGGCGTAACAATCGGAGCCGTTACGGCTTGGCTGTTGGTGGTAACGGTAGTGCTAGGTCCGGGATTTGCCATGATTGCTCCTTAAGCGGTAACGCGGCAGGCAAGTTCCGGGTACAGCGGCGCTACCCCGTACAACACGTCCAATCGACATGGAATTGCGTCGTTATTGATCGTGTACTGTCGAACCACCCGAATACTCAGCCCGATTTCCTCATCCGAAGCCCGTCCTGCAAAGTGCACGCCTTCCGGCAGCTCCAGATCCGCTACAGCCAGCGTAAAGCTGTTGCGGTGGAATACCAGGTTCTGAGGCCCGGAGATCGCACCAGCAGCGCTAGAAGCCATCGACAGCGGGGTAATCGCTGCCGTAGCAGCCGGGCTTGCAGTGACGTTCTGGAACTGGCCACCATAGATAAGAGCCGGGCTAACCACCAGCGTTTGCGCACCAGTAACGGCGCTCAGCGCTTGAGTCACGACAAAGTTACGCAGCCGGTTCGAGCCATAAGCACGGCGATTCTGCGGGTTGACCGCATACACACCGGCAATCTGGATCGTGTCGCCCACGTTGAACGTAAACGTCTGCGCACTCGTGATGCCCAGACTCGACGTTGCAGCCCAACCCGTCGCCAGACCCTGGCCCGTAGTGGCGGACATGGTAATGGTGGGGGCTGAAGTGGCAAAACCGAAAGTGTGGGTCAGGATATTCTGATCCATCTTCCAGTTCATGCCGTTAACATCGCGGCCCATCAGGCCCTTTTCGTACTGATCGCCAATCTTGGCGGTAGGCACAAACAGGCCCTTGAGGGAATCGATAATCGCGGCATTCGTGAAAGGCTCGATCACGCACGCCCGGCGACCGTCACGCGGCGCGCCTTCTGCATCAAGATAAGCTTGAGCAGTCGCGTAGGTAATCAGGCCAGTCGGAGGCGTTCCCGGTACACCGACGATATTTGCCGTGCCGTTAGCCATCGCAACAGCTACGTCGCTGTCGATACGGTTGGCAATAGCAGCAATCTGCGGTTTCAAAACGCGGTCACTGAACATATCAATGCTCAGCGCCAGGTCTTGAGTCGTAAATTGCGTGTCGGTATGGAACTGAGTCGTCAACGTAACCGGAATGCTGGTTTCGTTGAAATCCTCGACGTTCAGGTTGGGTCCGGTCGTTCCAATCACGCGGATCGGACGCCTAACATTGACAGTTGCCCCGATTTTGGCACCGACCACAGCAAATTGGTCGTCATAATCGCGGCAGATTTCACTAGTAATGGTCAATTCGTTCTCAAGAACGAACAGAGCCTCATTAGTGATCTTGCTTACAGTTAATTCCGTGTTGGCCATTTTGGCTAACCCCTATGAAAGTTGAGAAGGTCCGTTCGACCGTCCCAAACTCTCATGGGGACAACACGAGATTTTCGCTATTTGGCGCTAGCTACACGCTCCGGTATGTCGCCCCGGCTGGCGAATCTGTAGTGTCAGTAAAATACCACTAACGCATTGCAATGTCTAGGATATTTTGCCCTGTTTACGCGCGGCTTTGTAGTCCTGATAACTCCCGGTTACATTGCCTTTCGTATCCACAATTCCTAAACCAGCGTTCATATTCGATCCATTGAGCGTAGCAATTGGAGCAGGCGCTTTTGGGCGTTCTTCCCTCTCTGCCTTGCGCTCTGCCTTCTCGCGCTTTGCTTCGTTCTCAGCCTCTATACGCGCTTCCAGACGGCCTATATAGCGTAGAGCAGCCGCAGCACTCATATCGTTGATCTTTTCGGCTTCCTCGCGGTTGCCGGACAGGAAATAATGAATCTGCGGCCCTACTTCGCTTTCAAATACGGCGTTAATCACGTCAGGCTGAAGCACAAGCTTCTCGCCCATGATGACTTCCTCGAAATCCTCGATTTCCTTGGCTGCGGCGGAATATCGCTTGTTCCAAGCCTTTGCAACCTTGTCCTGTCTCTCCGCCTCTTTAGCCTTAGCCGTCTTTTCGGCTTCTTCTTTCACTTTTTGCCCGAACTTCCAATCCGCTAGGGCGTCGGCGTACTTCTCAGCTTCGGTAAAGTCGGCAGGGTTGGGTTTGGCGTCCTTCGGAGCATTAGCCTTGCGAATCTCGGCTAGCTCTTTTTCGAGTCTTTCTGCCTTTTCTTCAGCCTCTTTACGCTGCTCGGCCATCTTTGATAGCCGCTCGTCAATAGTGTGCTTTTTCTTGGGCTTATCGCCATCTTCGGGCTGCTCAACCACTTCCTTTTTGGCGTCAGCAGTAGG